CACCGATTAAACCTTTTACTGTTCTCTCAATACCGTTGTAATACATAGCTCTTAATTTATAAGCTTCATACTGGTCTTTATCCTGACCACTTAGCTTAGGTAGATAGGCTTGACCTTGTTTCTTAATGGCATCACTACCTTTGTATGAATCCCTAATACGTGACCACTGTTGTGCCGCTTCTGTGTAATACGGATGTTTTGATTCGATTCCCATGTTTTACTCCTTAAATTCCTACAACTCTTGCAAGTTTCGGTTTCCCTTTTTGTTTAATCATCGGTTGTAATGCGTATCTAAGCGCATCTATGTAATGGTTATAATTATCTACAATCTGTGGCAATATATCTCCTGTCACTCTATCAACCTTATAACTATACCTTGCGAACTCTCCTGCTGTTTCAGTACATCTTGTGTGAATAAACACGTGTCTAAAACTTCTGATAAATTCTACGCCATCTTCAACACTTCCGCCCCACTTGTGAACGGATTCTATTTTATAACCTTGTCTTCTGACAAAGCTAATACTTTCAGGTCGTGCCGAGTCCGCCCTTATTGTATATTGTTTTGCGTTCGGTATGGAGTCAATTAGCCTGTACGTGTTATCTAGCTCAATCTGTCTTCCGCCTGCATCATAATCAATATACAAACACTGGTCATGAACAAAACATCTAATGATTACTGTTGGGTCTTGTGAGAAGCCCCAGTCTAACCCATAATAGAATACTGATTCAGGTGGTGCGTCAAAGTCTTTTACCTCATATTTATTCTTAAATATCTGAGCTGCTGAGTAGGTTTTACATTCCCCTTCCCAAATATGAAGATACTCATTGTAATCAAGCTCTTTTAAGTATTCTGCTTCTGCTCTTAACTCTTCAGAGAAATACGGGTTCTGGTCGTAATTAATCTTAACCCTAAGCGTGTCCTCTCTATCAGGAACGACAAACCTTTCGTAAGTAGGGTCTGATGCCAGACTGGGATTGAAACTAATCCATATCTCACTTTTAGCTTTACGCACAGTAGGAATTAATACATCCCATGATTCGTTACTAATCTTTTGTGCCTCTTCCACCCAACAAATATCAATTCCTTCTAAAGATTTAATCTGCATCGGGTCATGGCGTATTCCATGAAATATGAACTCACTACCGTTCTTTCCAACAATGGCATCCCTAGTAATGATATAGAACCTTTCATAACCTAACATCTCAATACAAGTGGTTAGTAGCTTATGTACCGACTCCCTCATTGAAGATTGAACCTCTCTAGTACACAATATACGGGTTTTCTTTTTAGCGCCGATAATCAATAAGCATAAAGCAAAGCTCCATGATTTAGCGCCACCACGTCCACCGTAATATACCTTGTACCGCTTAGGCTCAAACAGAGGCTGAAACGGCTTAGGTATTTGTACGAGTTTACTCAATGAACTGAACTGTCAAGTCCATGTTACCGTCAACATCCATTTCAACTTCTTGCCTCTCGATATATCCTCTATCCTTGCCTTTTGTCTTTAAAAAGAAAATCATACAGGTTGTATCGCCGTCATTAATCTTTGATAACAACTTGCTTTCAACATTATCAATAATAGACTCTTCAACGTCTTTAAGCTCTTGTCTAAAATTTGAATCATCTTTTCTAGCTTTATAAAAGGTTTGTCTTGATATGCCTATAGCGCTACAAGTAGCCGAAACATTACAACCTTTTTTCATATATGCTTCGAGTGTCTTTTTCTTTGAAAATTTCATTTTTATTCCTTTTTGTCGTTTTCTGTCAGATTTGTCAACATACCAATCTTAGCTAAATCTAGAATCTTACTGAATGCTATTGACGAACTTTTAATCTCATATTCGGTTTTAACCACTGATAACGCATCAATAAACTTATCTTCGTTTTTCTTTCCGTCTGCTAGAATAACTAAATCAGCAGTCCTATTCTCTTCTTTTACAATATCTAACAATTCGTCTAAAAGCTCCATATCTTTCCGATATAAGACTAATCCTACCCGATAATGCTCAGAAACAGAAATAATTGACCCTGAAAACATATCATCTACATCTAACGTATCTACGTTTATATGAGCAACCTCTTTCCATTCAATGTTATTAATCTCTGCAAATAACCGTTTTAAAATTCCTTTGTCGTCTTCACCATGAAGTGAGTTATGGCTTAACTGAACTGCGATAATCTCGTCTTTAGTTAAATCTTTTTCATCAGCATACAAAATGTTTAACTTGCTATATCCTAATTTAACACAAGCCCTGTACCTGTGGTTTCCACTAATGATTACATACTTGCCATCCTTTCTCAAGTAACAAGCAATCATTGATGATAATCCACTCTTGCTAATATTCTGACACAGTTTATCGAAATCACGTTTTCCCATGTGATTAGCGTTGACCTCTGTCTTTTCTATCTTAGCAACATCGACTTCTTTTACTTTCCATTTATTCTTCATTGTCAGTCCTGTTTTAGTACAATCTTAATGTAGTCTTCATATTTAATCCCGTTTGTCTTAAAACACTGGTACATCCAGCCACGTTTACCTATTCCACCAAATGCGTTCACATCAATCAAAAAATTTCCACGAAAATCAAATCTAACCATCCTTTCACTCCATTCCATTTTTTTATAAACTTCTATGGCTGTTTTTATTACTTGCCCTTTGTAGGGGGTGTACGATTCTTTATCCTGCTCTTTAATCTCCTGTGAACATATATCCGAATCAAAACTAATGCTAGCACCTAATCCTTTAATTTTTCCCTTCTCTTGGAAAACGCAAACCGTTATCTCCTCTTCAACTATGTATTGCTCATAAATAAATTCAGCATCATGGTCGATTATCTCCACCCCAATTGAATCTCTACCGAATATAGGTTTTCTTATAACAGGCGGTGGCACAATGTCAGCAAACCTCTTTCTCATAGTTCGCTTATTATTTGCCAAGATATAGGGGTTTATATTTTCCTGCGCCATTCCAAGGATAGATAGCCTATCAGTCATAGGAAAAAAATTACTCTCCATCCCTGCCATATTGTCTTCAATAAACTCTATATCTACAACCTCTGTGACATCCTTTATATCACCTTCTGACACGTAATCAGATGAATAAATAACAGACTTAAACATATTTTCTAATAAATTCTTCTTTCACTTTGTCACAATCCTTAAATAGTCCTATATCCTTAGTCGAATAAATCAAACCCTTCTCATCACGCCCACTTTTTTTATAAACACCCCTATACTTCATGCTTACAGGTTTTGAGGTGTACACATGGGTTTCAATCTCGGTCAACTTCTTCACAGAAGTTCTTTCTATCACCTTTCTAACAAAAGCTAACTTAGTCAACATTAAAACAAGTTTTGCGCCTTTCTTAAAATCATGATTAACAACAAAATCAGAAATCATTAATGCCTTCCCTTCTTCATCAGGGAACTCTATACCGAAGAACCCTAGAACTTTATCATTCACCATTACTACAAAAGGGAATTTGACTCGGAAAATATCCTTACCTGTATCCATAACTTTTTTAATAAACATAGAGCGGTAATATGTCATTAAAGCACCTTTGGCTCTAAACACTTCAACCTTGTCATTCTTATCAAGTTGACCATCTTCTATAAGTTCTAGGCAATAGGTGTCGTAATCGTAATTCTTAGTAATTCCTTTTTTATCGTCTTTCATGGAGTACAGATAAACATCGCCACTTACTCCTATCTTTGTGAAATCTAAATACGGCGAAAGGCTTATTATTTTTAATCTGTCTTTGTACGTTTCTGCGAATTTTCTATAATTTATCTGCTCTCTTGGTGTCGCCTCTATATTGTCACACCGCAAGCGCACATAATTTTCTTCTAGTCTTGAACCTGCTTTATGCCCACCTATCATTAAAACATCTTTACCCAATTCAGCAACCCGCTTCAACCCTCCATACCTAATCTTTTTATCTTGCACTTTTGCAACTATAGCGCTTGCTAGTGGCTTATTTAATTCATAAAATTGACTTTGCTTTGCCATAGTGGCAAGAAACTCTAATTCACATCTCTCTTCACCTGTTTTATTCTTTCTTGACAGTATTGTTGCTATTTCAAATACAAACATTGAAACTAGCACATTATTCTCAATCTGCTCACTAAATTCACCTTGCAAAAACTCTAGCTCCCGGTCTAATTGCGGCATCTCCCCTTCCGCTACCTTTATGATAAATTCACCAAAATATGAATCGAGGAATAGGACGTTCGCTTTACCCATAAAATCAAAACCTCCCCTAACATCATAAGCGTTTACATCATCAACGAGCGTAAGTAGTTTTCGGCTAAACACGTTTACTCCACTTGTGTCAAAACCATTCTTCCCAGTGATTATCATTGGCTTTAATCTAATTGGCAATTTCTCTAAATTTACAATGTTGCTAACAGAATCGCCACTATCTTTTAACGCCTCGTCCAAGAAACTATACATAAACTTTATCGTTTCCAGTGTTCGTCTAAAGTCATTGGATGCGTAAAAACATCTAAACTCAAGGGTTTTATGCTTGAAAAAAGATGCCAATGAAACGACTGTTCTCAGATAACCTTTATTACTACTGTTTCTTAACGAATTTTCTACTTGCTCTATAGATTCAGCCTTCAAAATAGAACTTAAAACATTACAGCTCAACAAGGGTGCTAAGTCGTCTGACTGTAGATATTTTGGCACGCCAAACACTTTATATATTTCTGCGCCCTGCGTGTAGATATACTTCGCTATTTTTTTCATTCCATCTAGGTCTAAGTCACCTATGTACAAATGACAATCAAAAGACAAACCTATCCCTTTGTTGTGGTCAGCATTTTTAATGAATTTTCGTAACTCTCTTATCTTTTCCCTAGACGGCAAAATTGGTGGCGAGCATATTTCAACGCCAACCCCGATACCATGTTTTCCTGTAACACCATTACTGTTTACTATTTCTTCTAAAGTATCAATATAATATCCACTGGGTATATCTAGCATTTCTGCACTTACATCAGCAAACTCTAACTCCATTCCAAAAGTTCTTTCAGACCATTTCAACATTCTCAAACCATCCTTTGTCTGCTAATTTAACTAACGTGTAGTAATCAGGCTTAACTTTTATCTTTGAGCCTGCTGAATATCTTTGCCAGTCTTCAATCATCAATACAGAACAATCAGTATTAACACATCTTGCCTCTATATCTGTAAATCCACCTATCTCAAGAAAGCCGTGACTCACCACTACGCCATCTTCACTGCTTGCCATTACATCTAAAACCACTGAATACGGATTAGCCATATTCGGAAAATATTCTTCATCTACACATGAGTATCCTGTCAATAGCGCCTCTCCAACCCTAATTTCATCACATAGGAAGTCATCATAATTCATCATCATACTGCCACCATAGGAAATCCACTTAAACCCCATGTCTTTCAACGCCGTATAGATTCTGTTAAGGTCGCTGACGGTTGGCTTTATCTCGTTACAACAAAAGAAGTTTACTAGGGCTATATCTTTATCCTTCACCTCTACCGCATCTCTCATAGTAATACCTTCTCGCCTATCAAACGCATCAACTATAGTGACTCGTGGACTTGTGTAGATATTCTCCCAATGTACATCCTCTTTAGTCGTGTACACACTGCCACTGTTCTTTAGTATCTTTCTTATGTGGCGAGCGTCAAATTGCTTTTTCACCATCCACGATACCTCCATCTGTCGCTCAGCCGCCCACGTGACAATCTCTATGCCGTTTGATACCATTATATTTTTATCGTATGTAATTCTCATAAAAGGTCGAGCATATCTTTAACTTCTTTACCTGCTCCAACTATTCTTCCGTTGGTTCTATTCACGACACCCATTCCATATTCTTCGATACTTTCACCTGTTTCTCTCTCCAACCATTCGGCAACTAAGTGCCTATGACAGAATTTATCCTTTCCACAGTGGCACATTAATACTGGCTCTTCTCCGTGTGTTAGATAATGCAGATGGTCAATAACACTCTTTGCGCTCATCTTGTTAAGTTGCTCGTTAAACCTTAACGTATATCCTGCCTCATCAATCTTATCATCTTGAAATGCTTTTAGCAAATTCCATGATGGAGCTAGCTGTTTAAACTCAGCGTCAATCTCTACATACTTTGGCTTTCCCACAGATATAGATACCCCACCTGTAACTCCTTTTTGAATTTGATAAAAATAACTTGTCTTCATATTTTCTCCTCTATAAAATGGGGGTTTTCACACCCCCTTTGGTTTATGTTTTCTCGTAATGGTGGAACACTGTCTTGATTGTCTTTTCTG